TCATCCCAGTCAACGCGCAGCAGGGCTGCCTCTGCGTCGGCGATGGTGGCGGCTGTCTTAGTGACCTTTGGCATTGCGACCTCCTTAGGATGGCTGATTGGTGCCTGTACGACGATTGTAGGAGCAGGTGCAGGTGCTCTCGCTGGTGCTACCACAGGCACCTCGGTGACCTTGCCTGGATGCGTGACGATCACTACGCACTTGTAGTCGGCTCCAGCCTGCTTGACCTTGACCTTGGATGAGGCGATGGCGCGTAGCTGCGCCTCCGTCACCTGCACGCCGAACTGCTCAGACTTCTTGCGATCATCTCGCGTCGGACATGCCCACTGCCAGCCGAGATCCTGCGACCAGCCTGCGCTGGTCATGTGGCCGTAGCCTGCCTTGACGATCTTTGGATCGGTCTTGTTCCAGTACGACTTCCAGACCTCGTGCCACTTTGAGATCTTGACGGCAGGGTCGTAGCCAACTGCCTGTTGCACCCAGATGATCAGCGCGGCGCCCTGCTTGCCTGCCTCCATTGCATCTGCCCACGACTTCGCTGGTCGAGCGGAGCCGCCGAGGACCTTGACGGTCTTGATCAGTTCCTGAAGTGACGAGCCGTTATCTGAGACGCCCTGCTTTTCTTTCCTGCCGGTGGCTTTCGCCTTTGCTGCGACGCCATCTGCCGCGCTGAAGTCAGCGGTGTAGCCAGACGCCCAGGACACGGCCGCAGCCGCGCTGGATGGTCCGCAGTCATCTAGGATTGCGCCCTTCTTCTTCTGCGCCTCTGCGTCTGAATAGAGCTGCGACTTGACTCGGTACTGCACGACTACCCTCCGATCTCCTTCTTGACGTGGACTGCGACGGCTCGTGCCGCAGCCTCAAAGCCGAGTGCTGCACTGATCGGATGACCCTCAGTCACTCCCTCGGCGTAGTAGTTGCCATCGTCAGCGAGTTTCCAGAGTGTGCCGCCGAAGGCGCTGTTGTTCTCATTTGGCACGAGTGCGACCCACTCGCCAGGAGCGGTGTCAACGCGAGTCCAGCCCTGCCCTGCGATCTCCTCGATGTGATCGGTGGCGTTCACCATTACTCCCTCCACCTGAGCGGTCCTGTGACAAGCCAGATCAGCGTCAGCCCACCAAAGAGCCACGCCATCGTCTCCTGCGTTGAACCCTCTGGGAGTACCACGACGGCGAACAGGAGACCAAGCACGGTCCATGCGCCGCCTACGAGATCCACGATGATGCGGTTGATCACTTGTTCACCTTCCTTGATGCGGTTGCGGCTGCAGCGACAGCGGCGCTCGCAACTTGACTGATGACAATGGCGACTGCTACCGGTGCCGCCTTCTCCTTCTCGGCAGGAGATAAGTCCTTGCCAAGATTGGCGACGCGACAGATAGTCGCGTCCACTGCACTAGAAACAGCGGCAGCGATCTCGGCAACAGTCTCGTCAATGATACTTGGTGGAGCCGTTGGCTCTGGCGTCGGCTCCACGCTCGGTTCTACACTTGGCAGAGGGGACTGTGTCGGCTCAGGAGTAGGAACAGGAGAGGGATCAGGAGTAGGGGAAGCTGACGGAGTAGGAACTGGCGTCGGCTGAGGCGTGGTCGTCGGCTGTGGTGTGGCAGTCGGTGTTGGTTCTGGGGTCGGCGTTGGTGTTGGCTCAATGCTTGGCTCCTCGCTTGGAGTCGGCTCCGGCGACGGTGTCGGCTCAATGCTTGGTTCAATAGATGGTGACGGCTCTGGCGTTGGAGATGGCGACGGCTCCACAGATGGCTCTTCACTTGGCAGTTCAGATGGGATCGGTGGCGGTGACGCGACAGGCGGCGTCGGATCTAGCACGAGCGGCAGATTGGTGAGCAGCTCGTAAGAACCTCCTGTAGGGAACGGCTCCTCTGGATGCATGCAGCCTGTTGAGTTGCATGGTCCGAAGCGCCCTGCGCGCAGCCGATAGAAGCCTGCCTCTAAGGAGATCTGGATCAGCGAGGCGTAGGAGACACCGTCGTCATCACTGGAGGCGATGATCGAGCCTGCCGCGTTGTAGAGCCACAAGGCAGAGTCCATGAAGTGACCTGCAGGTGGCGGCGAGCACCAGAGCACGGCTGGCTCGTCGCAGAGCAGGGTGCGAGCGGTGAAGATCGTAGGCTCGGTGACCACCACGAAGTAGTCCCTCGTCTCAGTGACTGTCCGGCTGATCTCGCCATCGGCGCCGCGCACGAGTGGTAGGAAGAGCAGGGTGCTAAAGATGATGCCCAGAAGTGGGAACGCGGCGCGCTTCACTTAGTGAGCAGCGATGCAAGTAGTGGCACCAGCACGCTGAATAGCAGCGCGGCGATGACCACCAGACCTCCCTTGATTCTGTCCACGTCAGATCGGACCTCGTCCAGCTTGCGAGAGTGCGCGTCCATGCGCTCGATCAGATTGTCAATCTGGCGCGGTGTCATGCCTCCTCCAGCGCCTTCAGGCGATCTTCAAGGTTGCTGACTCGGTGCCAGAGCGCCGCGATCAGGGCCGTTGGGTCAATGGTCTCAGGCTTCCCTTCGGCGTCGTAGCCGACCGCGTGCGTCAAGCCGGCATCGTGAATCTCCTCTGCGATGAAGCCGAGGCGCGTTGCGCCGTTCTCATCCTCAATGGTTGACTCATAGTGGCGTGGCTTGACTTTGCGCGCTGCGTCAAGCACCACCTCATCCGCATCAACAATGTTGGTCTTGTAGCGCGCTGAGGATGAGTTGCGGCGAAGTTGATAGTTCGTGCCAGATACAAGCACCCAGATTCCTGCGCTTGATGTCTGCGTTGTGGTAGCAGGTGTGTCGTGCCGTAATCCGTTTGTGCCAGAGAGAGAAATGTTTGTTGCGGCAAGCGCAAAATCACTTTTTAGAAGACCTGCGCTTGCGCGGTACAAGTTCAGGTCGCGCGCTCCACCTGCTCCCCACTCCATCGCTCCGTTGGAGTAAAGCGCAAACCGTGCGGTTGCGTCTCCAGTTGCTCGTGCGGTCAACGCCTCATCCAATGCTGAGGCTCGTTCGGTGGCAATCAAGCCAACCACTTGAAGCGAGTCATCGGTCTTTAGCGTGTTGGCGGCAGAGCGGTAGAGGTTGGTGTCTCCTCCAATGGTTAGCCCTGAACCAGCCGTCGTGCTTGTAATGGTGATCTGATCGGCACCACCGCTTGTGTCATCCACAACAAGGTTTCCTGTTTGCACCAAGACCGCATCAATGCCGGTGCCAGCGTCGCTGCTAATGAACGGAGAGGTAACGCTCACAGCGGCAGAACTGATTTGGAGCTTGCCATAGCCAGCAGTTAGCGATGTTGGCATATCCGTATCAACAGATGTGATGCCGTTGGCCTTCCACATTGCACCTGGCCCATATGTCGCTGCGTCAACTCGATCTGCTACTAGAATCATCGGTTGACCAGGAATCAGCTTGACCTCATACAGATCAATCACATAGGACGATGCGTTAGTCGTTGTTGCCGCTACTTGAATGACGATTTGTGCATACGCAGCGTCTGCTGGGGCATTCAATCGCTCAGTATTTGCAATGAACAGCCCTGTGCTTGTATTGATGAAATCAGCAAAATCGTATGTGCGCGAGATAGCAGTTCCTGTATTGGTCTGATCTGCTTTCAGATATTGCAAAGAGATCACTAGGTCACGAGTTGTGATATTGCTCGATCCTCCGGCAGTGACTTCTAACGAATAGGCGTAGGCTCTGTCTCTTGTTGCCGCGATAGGAACATTGCGAAAAATCAACGCCGATTTACTCGCCGTATTTGCCGCAACAGTCCAGCGAAGAATGTTCCCTGATCCAGAGCCAGAATCCGAGACGATGGCGCAAGTGATCGCTCCTGCGCTGCTATCAGTGAAGGTCCAGTACGGCAGAGGGTTCTCTTCGGTGATCGTGTCGCCTGCTGCATCTGGTGGAATGGCGAAGTCGCCGTTGGCAACTCCAGCCTGAATCTCTCGGAGTGCAGCTGGACCAAAGAGCAGCGAAGTTGCGCCGTCGCTCGATGTGCTGACGAGCGGTGCGCCCTTGTCTGCGTTGACTCCACCCTCAAACGCGCCGAAGCCTTCTAGGTTCGTGCCGTACTTACCCATCTCTTACTCCCCTGCAATGAGTCCGCGAAGACCCTTGACGTATTGCCGCCTGAAGTCTGCCTGCACTTCGTACTCGACTTGATACGAGCCGCCACCCTGCGCGAAGGTCATGGTCACAGTGGCGATGTACAGAATGGTAGCCGAGAGATCAAGAGCCGGTGCAGTCAGCTTGACGTACTGACCAGGCAGCCACGCCTTGATCAGGGTGTAGGTCGCTAGGGCGGTCAAGGCGTAGCCCTGCGTCAGGCCGTACTCC